CAACACCGAGACAGGGGAAGCCACCTGCAAGCCACAGCCTCCACGAGACTGCGAGTGTCACCCGGATGAAAATGGTACATTGACCTGCACTTGCTCAACAGGCGAAGCGATTCACATTTCTGGCGATACCGCCAAGCCACAGCCTGAGGTGCCGCAATGAAGCGTGATTTCAAGCTATTTTGCTGTGAGCACCGGAGGCGCGGAAAGCGAAAGTGGGATGTCGTTCTTACTACTCTCTCGCACAAAGAGGCGTTCAATCAGATGTGCTACTGGAAAATCAACGCGGTTCCGCTAAAGGATTGGGAACATCGGCTGATGATTTACGATGGTTTGCTGAAAGGGCGGAGGGCAAAGTGAGAACCTTGACCGGCTGGGCGATGCTGCTGTGGAGGTTGGGGGCGCTGTACGGGCGTAAAAGTTTCTGGTGGTAAGGGCACGTTCAAAGTAGTACAAATCTAAATAAGGAGCTTCTATGAATCTATCTCGCAGACAATTTAACGGCCATTTGGTCTATGGGGGATTAGGGCTGGCTTTGGCTGGCGCTTCAGTATCACTCGAAGGATGCAGCGCACTCGACAACCTCACCACCTGGGTTCCGGTGGGGCTGGCGGCGTTCGACGGCATCGCGGCTATCGTGGATGGACCGTTCACGGCCATCGCTACCACGGTGGACAACCTGTGGGCCGCTGTGCAGAACGCCATAAACCTCTACCAGCACTCCACCGACCCGCAAGTAACCCGCCTCGACAAAGTAATCGCCACGCTCGACGCGCTCTCAGGTGGACTCACTCAAGCTCTCGCTGCGCTCCCTGTCAGCATCCCCGCCGCCGTCCTCTCAGCGGCAAAGCTCGGCTTGACGTTGCTCATCTCCACGCTGAACAGCATCCGCAACAAGCTCCAGCCTGCGCCCGTTCCTGCGGCCATGAAAGCGGCAATCGGCTCGGTTGCTCCGGCCAAGAACAAAAACGACTTCATCAAAAAGTTCAATGCGATTATGGCTGACAACGGCCAAACGCTTCGGGTGAAATAATGAAGTTCGGCAAACTCCCCGCCGTTCGCAGCCTCAAGATGGCTTCGATGTCCAACCACATGAACATGAGGCTGGTCAAATATCGCCCGGTACGGGCATGGGAGCGCGACATCGTTCTAGGGATGCTAGGCAATGATAGAATCGGCCTTTGCACGGTGGCCGCGATGTACCACCTGCGAATGACCCAACGCTCCGTAGCGCGAGCGGGAAGCCCACTTATCGTCACGGATGCAGAAGCGATTTCCGACTACTCCGCCATCACGGGATACGATGGGACGGAAGCAACGGACAATGGGGCAGTTTGCCTCGACGTAATCAACTGGTACAAGGCCAAGGGGATTATTCTTGGCGCGGCCAGTGTTGACGTTCAGAACATCGAAATGGTGAAGGCCGTCATCGACATCTTCGGCGGAATCTATACGGGATTCACCGTTCCGCAGTCGATGGTGGACGAGCTGAATCAGGGCATAGACCCGACCTTCAAGTTCCTGCCGAATGACAAGCCCACGAACGAAGGCCATTGCGTGAACTGGGAGGGCTACGGATCCATCGGCTCCGCTCTTGATTCCTGGGGCAAGGTCTATCGAACAGTATGGGAGTTCTGGCAGCAATGGGTTACGGAAGCCTACGCCATCGTAACCCCCGATTGGATTAAGGTCTCTGGCGTCTCGCCCAGCGGCCTCGACCTGAACGGACTTATCGAAGACTTGAGCGCGGTGTAGCGTGTTCGGCCACGACGACAAGGATATTCTTCGCCTGCTTCACAAGGTCTTGGATATACTTGAGCGGGCTTTCGCAGTAACCGACTTTCAGCTATTTCAACGAAAAGGAGATTTCATTATGGCAATCGCAGGAGTTCAGGCAGGTTCCACAGGAACCTTCCAGATCAGTCTCGTCCCGCCGAACGGTGTGCCGCTCAGCTCGGGGCCTACCGTCGTGACAGATGACCCACTCGTATCGCTCGGTGCCGTAGGGAGCAATCTTCAGTTTACGGCTTCCGTCGCGGCCGGCGACACCGCGGCATCGTTCAACGTCACCGTGTCGGGCGTGAACGGAGCAGGTTCGCCCATCAGCCACACGTTCAACGTGCCGGTGCTCGCAGCTCCGCCGCCGCAGGTGACGGACTTCGGGCTGGATCAACTGTCCTAGAAAAGCGGAAGCCCCCGAGATGTGGAGGCATCGCCGGGGGCGGAGGTGAATCGCGTTAGACTAGAGGTATGTCTACGCTATCATAAAGGGGTAGCGGCGTCAAGTAGGCGCTGTCGATGACGTTCCCATCGAATATTAGATGCTCGTCGAAGCATCTCAATTCGTTGTTCTCGCGGAATAGCTTCTAAAGTTTTTCGAGCGTTAGCTGCGTTCTCGGGAGTTCTGCCTACTACCAGTGCTGCAAGAGAACCTTCAGTACCACGTCCGGCCGTCCATCTTTCCTTGGCTGCATCACTCATTCTTTTTCGCATTCTGTCACGAATCATTTCAGGGGGTAGCTCTGGGCCATGAAATCTCTTTATGCGTTTAGCGATACTCATAGCAGCTCTGCGCTCTGAAGAATATGGGCCTCTCTTCTTGCCCCGCTGCGATGCAGAACGTTTGTGAATTGTTTCTGGAGATATCTTTCTACCTGTCAATGTCCTGCTAATTTTCTTCCGTATCTGACCCGTGGCGTCATTAAAACCGTCTCCTCCAGATGAAAGATTATAGCCAATTAACTGATTGGTAGAATTTAGGATTAGTATCCATAAAATTTCCTGTCGATTAGCTTCTTCTTGGGATTCCGTTAAAACCAAAGGTTCAATCACGAATGCTGCCGCCCCGTGGTATCGAATCGCGAACTGTAAGTGCCGACGGTAATCTCTGTTTAACTTATAAGCTACCTTAACGTGCTCCTTAAACCGCTGAGTGAGCGATTGCTTCGTTTTGCCGACGTAGTACTTTCCATTTTTCAGATTTGTGATGAGGTAGATTGTTATCAAGTGATTGTTATCCAGCAACCTTCGTTCTCTATGGCACCTTCTATAGCGGGAAATAATTCATCAAACTTTTTCCGGGTGTTGAGGATATCTCCTGTGGCGGGATCTTGAAGTTCACCGACAAGCAAACATCCATCTGATGCTTCAGGCGCATTGCCCCAATGAATTTCAATCATAGACCGATTAGGAACTCCGTTTAGTAAGGGCATAACACGCCCAAAATGAGGAGACGGATAGAGGGTAATTTGATAACGTCCGGTGGGAATAGCGACGCTTATTCGTTCAAGTGTCCATGCGGCATGAACACCGTCGAGGAATAACTCTCCGGGTAGCGCATTAGGTGCTATCGGCAGAGAGCGTCTTAGCAGGAGTTCCATGTCGAGATTTTACTCTAATCCACAGCATCGCGGTGATGAATATCCAGTAGGAACCCATGTCCCGCCACGTCTCCCACTTAGGGAATAGTAAAAGCGAGAAGTCGAACAGGGCCAGTCCAATCCACAAGAGTCCGAGCGTGGCTACAATCCCTTTTCTTCGCTTGAGCAGTGCCAGTGAGCCGAGCAGTGCCAGTGATAGCCCTTCTACGAGTATTGCGGCATGTTCCATGCTTCCCACACCACAATCGCGGAGGCTATGAGGAAAAGGGCCGTGAATCCCATGTAGATGAACGTGTAGATGGGATGCTGCCAGCCGAGAATCCACTGGCACGCCTCGATTGCGGCGTTGCCGATGAATTGAACCTCGAACCAGATATTAATCGCCGGACTGCGGTTCGGTGCTCGCCTCGCCAGCCATATCGCCGCCAGCAGGGAAACTGAAAGAAACCACACCTTCAACTCCGATCTTGCTCTGGAAGTAGTCGGCATCTTCCTGCTTGTCGAAAGAAGCCGAAATCGTCACCTCCTCAGAGATGAACCGCACCACCTTTTGAACATTGCTTGAGCACAATACTTTGAATGCTGTTCCAGGTCGATGACCGCCGCCCATGTTGCCTCCTAGTCTCCGTTGATTCCCATATGCTTCGCCAACTTAATGCGAAGCTGTATGAACTCTTTGTAAAATTTGAAGTATTTCCTGTCGGCCTCAAGATTCTCCTGGTCTATGTGCTTCCTGAGTTCGTGTATCTCTCGCCGGAAAGAACTCACCGTCAACCGGAACATCAAAGCGATGAGTCCGATAAAGGCTGTGATTACCGCTCCCCATGCTGCTGTCTCCACATAGCCCCCTACCTTTTCAGGCTCTCGCTTCGCTCTCCGCCTAAGTCCACGATCTGTTGGTCGTGCCATCTGAGCGCCGGCATGATTACGTCGTGCTGCTTCACCTTCGCTTCCTTCAACCCAATCTCTAAGTCCGTCAGGCGCTTCTCCGTCAGCTTGTCCACCCCGTGACCATTCCCATTGCCATTCTTGCGCTCCCACGGTTTGAACTTCAGGAGTATTCCCAAAGCTGCTAGAAAAAGGGTGCCACCGATTCCTACCTGCTGGGCCGTGGGGTCCATTGGCGTTAATTATGTGGCTAACTCCCTTGAGGTGCAACGTCTTTCGATGGTACATCTCGGCCCTTGAACCGGAGCGAAACGAGCCCTGTAGCAATTAGAGCTTCTCCTGTATGAGCGATATCCGCGTCGCTGTGCGCCAGCCACACAATCAGCACGCCAATGTGCAGCAGATATAGGGCGATGAAATCTCCCCAGTGGCGCTCAACGAAGTCTTTCACGGCTTTGGCGCAGCAGGTGGCAGCGGAGATTTCATGTAGAACGCCACTACGACACCTGCGAGCCCATACCAGAACGACGCATGAGGATGAGAGGCGACGTAGGCAGTCACGGTGGGTGAAGCGTAGTTCCACACCGCCGCTCCCAGCGCCATGACTGTAATCCAGTGCAGCTTCAGGTAATCAGCTATCTGTTGGACGTTCATTGTTTGTTCCTCCTCTATTTGATTCCCTTGTGGATTCGTGCTTGCTCCTCGAGCTTCGGCCGCGCGTAGGATTCGATATCCGCGTCGGGGACGCTCTTTGGAATCGAGACTCGGTACTGCCCCGACTTGGCCCAGCGGATGCCCATGGAGTCGGTCTCCATCTGAATGACTCCGCCTGATGCGCTCGCTCCTCGGCCCAAGATATCGTTCACGGCAGCGACACGCTCCGCGCGGTCCATGTCCTTCCATCGGGGGCCGCGCATCAGGGTCTCGAGCGTCGTTGACTGGCGCGGCGTCACAAGGTCAGAGAGACCGATCTTCCCGAACTCCTGCTTCACGAGGCCTGCTGGGGGCGCCGAGACAATCATCCCGCCCGGAACGGTTTCAGTCGAGCCCGTCGCAACTGGACGTCCCCAGAGATTGCGCTGCTCCGCGCCCTGCTTGACCGGGGCCTCGACATTGCTCCAGCCCGTCGTGCCTGGTGTGGGAGGCTGAACGGGCGAGAATCCCGGCTGTGACGGCGGCGCGGGAATAGGCGCTGCGGGAGCGTAGGGGAATTGAGGCGGTGGAGGTACGGGTCCTGCCGGCGTGCTGTACTGAGGCGCGGTCGGTCCAATAGGCGTCCCATACTGGGGGAGATTTGGCGGCGCGGGAATTCCCTCACCAACCTGACCCGCTTTGTTGACCGCCTTCGCCGCGAGCCGGTTCGGATTATTCAAATCGAGCAACGTACTCACAGGATTGCGTAGATACTCGGTCGCGGCGTGGGGTGAGATGGAGACGCGGGCGGTGTTGGCGATTCGCGTCGAGAGAGGCTTCGGCGTCGGGACCTTGGCCTCGCGGAAGTTCTGCTCCACGTTGCGGAGCGAGCCGTAATCCTTGCGGGCCTCGCGGAACATCGCACCGCCCTCATCGGTCCAATTGTTCGAGATGGTGTCGAACATCTTCTCGCGCAGCTCATCCAGGGCGACGACTTTGCCATGGAGGGTGGGGTCGGCGTTGAGAGCTTGGGCGCGCGCGGAGCCATTCATCTCATAGTATTTATTTACGGCAGGGTCAGCGTTCAGTTCGGTGACCTTCGCGTTCATCTCCTTGACGGTCATGTCGCGGTCGAAAACGTTCGCGAGACGGTCAATCTTCTTCTGAATAGCTGGACGGGTGGCGACGTCAATCTCAGATGGAGTCTCGCGAATCTTCTGAGCGATGTCGCTCGTCGAGTCGCCAGCGTCGGCGAACTTGTCAATCACAGGTTCAACATGGGACTGCCACAGTTCATTCGCCGCCTTACGCGTGGTGGTAGCGGCGCGCATCACTGCCCCTTCACCCTTGGGAACGGGCATCTTCTCGGTCTGAGCGCCGATATACTTGCGTGCGCGAAGCCAATCGCTACGCAGGGATTCCTGCTCTGCGGCGCCGAGTCCGCCCGGAGCGACCGCGTTCTCGTAGGCCATCCCTGAGGCAACGTCAGGCGGCGGGGCAATCGCGTTACGGACTTTGCTCGCGGCCTGATTCACCGCAGGCTTCAGGTTCTTGGAGACTTCAGGAGCAATCTTCTCGCCTCCGAGCACGAGCGCTCCCTGACCACTGAGATGTCCCAGCTCGCCCATCCCCTTGTAAGCGGGATTGGATGGATTAGCGAGTGGCGTTGGCCCTTGAAGCCCCTCATTGATATTCTCGACCGCGCCCATCGCAGGCGGTCCCACGACCGGGATGCTGGCGAGTGCGCGCAACGGGAGCGAAGTGTGCGGCGACGCCGCTGCCCGCTCCTGAGCGGTCTGTGTGTCAGAGATTGCCTCGTCCACGCCGCGAGAGACTCGCGTGATCGGATCCTCGCTGAAGAAGTTCTTCGCGCCGCGGTAGATATCGCCGGGGCTCGGAGCGCCACCGAGAATGTCCTTCACGGTGCTGCCGAACGAGGGAGCACCCTTCGACGCGAGCTGCTGGAGCGAATCTTGATTGAGCCAAGTCTGATAGACAGGTTGCTTCTGGATGACCCGGCGGACCATCTCGTCGTCAGAGAGCTTCGCGTAGGGGATGCCGTCGCCCGTCGTGCCAGTGGGGAACTTGGCGCGGAAGCGCCCGGCGAGCGATTGGATGGTGTGCTGTCCCGCCTCAGGATTGGGCGGAGGGATAGTAGAGAGCGGCGGAGGCGTCTGCGCTGGAGGAGTTGGGGATTGGGTGGCGGTGTCTGGAGGCATCCTAGATTCCTAGCGGATTGTGAGCGTCCGCCGGTGCGGCGGCCGGCGCGGCAGCAGCGGGAGCGTTCGGCTTCGCCTTCGATGGAGTCTTCGGCGGCGTCGGGATGCCACTCTGCCGCGCCGCGCCTCCTGCGCGCACGTCCTCGGGTGTAGGGACACCGCCGCCTGAATAAGCCTGCTTAGTCTGGAGGAAGTTATTGTAATCCTCGGTTACCCTGTCCTCTGCCAGCCCAATCATGTTGTGCATGGACTCCGGCGGGATGACGACGCCGCGGAGCACATCAGGCGTCATCGTGAACTCATTCCCCACACCTACGCGCGCGAGAATCGTAGCCATCCATGGCGCTGAGTGCTGCGCTTCGTTGATGATGTCTTGGGTAATGCGCGCGCCCTTCTGCAAGCCAACGGTCATCCCGATGTGATTGTAGAGCAGGTTAATCATGGCCTGTTGGTCGCCGCCCAGAGCCTTCGGCAGCGCGCTGCTCATCACGTTGTAGCGCTCAATCGAGCTTAGATAGGTGGCTTGGGACTTGGCGACATCAGGAGGTAGCTTGCCACCTACGACGCGGCCGGGGCCGCCCACGCCCGGTGCTGCCCCACCACCTGCGCCCGCCTTGGCGGGCGTTCCCGGAGGCGATGGGATCTGGCCGCGCTTGTTCTCGCTCACGGTCGTCACGGGGACCATCTGGATGGAGCCATCAGGCTGAGGGACCATTTTGTAGCCGTGCTGGACGGCTTGGCGGCTGTTCCAGTCGTTGATGAGGTCCGCGCGCGGAATGCCCTGCTTCAGCCCCTCGTTCATGTAGGACTTGAAGGGAGTGGCGTTCAGACCTGAGAGAGCGACTTGAGCGCCCAGGCCGGCAGGGACGGCGTAGGACTGTCCGCCGATCGATGTTAGGTCGTAGAATTGCTTCGGGTCAACCTTCTCGCCGCCCGTCGTCACGATATCGGGATTCGACTGGAGAATATCGGAGCCCGAGATATTCTTGCTCAGCGTGTGGGGAATGAACGTCCCGATGGGCAAGCCACGACCGCTCTGCACGAGGAACTCTTGGAGCGGGGCATTCGGATTGGCGTCGCGCCAGAGCTTGAACGCTTCCTGACGCGCCTTCGTCTCACCGCTGATCTTGGCGCGCTCCACTGCCTCCGTCGCCGCGGCGTTCTGCTGGTTGCGCTCCTCTGGCGACAAGAGGGGGCTGTAGCGCGGAGGCGCAGGGATGGTCTGTCCCTGTAACGGGACGCCTTGAGGCCCCGCTGCACCACCAGCAGCGATATCGGGTGGCGGAGGGATTCCGGGTGTCGAGGGCGGCGGAGCGGCTGTGGCGGCTCCTGGAGGCGGGGCAGCGCTAATCTGACCCTGTGCCGAGGAGGTCTGGGCGTTCGTTGCGCCCTGGGCGGCCTGCTGACCTGCCGGAGACGCGCCGAGGTTATTGGCCTGCGCCGCGCTCGCCCCGAGCGAGCTGATATCCCCAATCTTCTTGTCGAGCTTCTTGCCCGGCGGCGTCGAGTAGATGCTCAAGAGCCGCTGGGCGATATCCTGCTGAGCCTCGGGTCGGGCGTTCGGGTAGAGCTGCATCAATGTGGAGGCTAGGCCGTGTCGCTGCGCCACCTCCATCTCGGTGGCGCGGATGCGAGCTTGGGTATAGGATTGCGCGAATCCTTGGAGTAGACCCGAAGCTGCGAAACCGCCACCCGACGTGCTCATTTTCCTCCGCCGCCAGCGCCCTTATTACCGAGCGCTCCTGTTCCGGTGCCCTTGGAGCCCATTGCTCCGCCCGCGAGAGTTCCGACCCCAGAGCCGATTCCGCCCCACATCTGCCCCTTCGCCGCCGCTTGCGAGGCTGCGAGATTCTCATTGGAAGCGCCAGCACCAGCGCTCACGCTCCCTGAGCCCGTCCCAGCTCCAGCCGAGCCGAGCGCGAGAGCTTGGAGCTGCGATGCGGCCGTGGGGCCTAGGCCCTGATAGAGATTGGCGATCGACGCGCCTTCCTGCGTCTTAGCCTGAGCCTGAGCGAGATTCTTCTCGCCGCCCATCGGCAGTGTGTTCTGAATCTGCTTCTGAGCAGCGGCGGTCTGAGCGGCGATGGTCTGAGCGTAGGGAGCCGTAGCAGCTTGAGCCGCAGGACCGCCCTTCAGCAAATCCTGCCAATAGTTCGCCGCGGTTCCTAGATTCGGGAGTGCGATGCTTGAGTATTGCTTCAGCAACCCCGCTTCGGTGTTCTGGAGGTTGACCTGACTATCGACAGCGCTTTGAGGGACATGAGGCCCCTTGCCCATTACTTCTCCTCGCGCTTCTTAGTCCACATTTCACGGGTCATAAAGCTCGTGACGCTCGCGCTGGGCTTCCCCTCATACACTGTGAAGTTGGGCACGTCGCCGACGACTTGGAACCCGAGGCGCTTGATGAACTGAATGGCGGCGCGGTTCGCTCGAGGCGTCAGTCCTGCAATCACGTCAAATCCCATCGTGAGGAACCAATGGTCCATCACCGCTCGTCCAAGCTCCATCGAGTCATGGCGGTGCCAATACTCGCGGAAGAACATAAAGTTCCCGACCGCGCGCTTCACTTGGTCGTTCACAAAGACGTGATTCAGAATGACCATCCCGGCGTGTTCCTTCGCATCGCCGTTCGCGTCGTGACCAATGATGAGCTGAACCTTATCGGCAGGCGACGCGAGAATCGCGCCGAACTGCACGAAGCTCATCTCCGGCCCCTCGTGGAAGAACATCCCGAAGGTGCCGTCGTCGTGCATCCGCTTCCACATCCCCGGCAGAAATATCTCCAGACCGGGCATCCGCGCAGCGTCAAAGTCCGTGAGGACCCATTCGAGTTTCTCGCCTCCTACTGCTCCGGCGACAGGAGATGGCCGAACGCGCTCCTCAGAGACTCCGGCATCAGGTGGTTGTAATCTTGAGAGTGGTTCGGCCATGTCATGTCCCCCATGCGTGCCAGCGGACGAGCATGCTGGCGGACGCTAAGATTGGTGTATTGTTCGAGGTACTGGTTGGAGCAAACACATAAATGTCGAAAGTTCCGGGGCTATTCGGGCTAGGCGTGGCGCTCACGGTCATATTCGTCGGGCTTGAGCCGCTGTCAATGCTCGCTACCACATTGGACAACGTACTAAGTCCGGTAGCAACCCCTTTCACACTCCCCTTAACCGAGAGCGCTCCGGTAGACATCCGCGAACCTTGGAGCGCGCCCACGGATTGCACGGCGGAGGCTTGGAGGCCTGAGATATTGTCGTAGGCACTCTTCATGGCGAGGTCGAGTTCCGGGTCCTTGAACGGCGCGGGACGCCACAGTGTCACCGTGGAGGCTTGAACGAACGAGCCATCCGATTCCTGCTGAAGCGTGGTGGCTGAGGGCGACGAGGAACCGCTCGATGCGCCTGTGGGACCGCCAGGAGTCTGCCGCGGCGGATAGTTCTGACCGGGATTGTCCTTGCGAGCCATCAGACGTTCACCACGCCGAACGGCCGGCCAACCTGCTCACGCGACAGAATCGGGACGTTCTTGTAGCCAAGATTAGTGAGCCACTGCTTCACACGCACTTCGCAATCCTCCGCGTAGACTCTGAAGGGAGCGGTTGAGTCGAGCGCGAACGCATAACTGTTGGCCTTGTTCATCGGCAACTGGACGTAGAGGGTGTCTTTCGCCCCATTCGTACTTGGAAGCGTGAACGTCAGCGGTACCGCGCCAGCTACTCCGGGTGTCACGGTGAGCGTCACGGGCGCGCTCGACCGGAGCACAATGTACATATCGCGGATGTGGAACCATCCCTCCATCCCCATGCTGGACTGGGGGAGTTCCCAGTGAGTCGTCTCGGTGGGCTCGTGGCGGTAGAGAATCTCATACTGGTAGAAGATTGGGTTGACCGTGGCCGAGCCCTGCCACAGAATATCGAACTCCATATTGTAGGCGTAAACTTCAACTCCGGCTTGATTGAGTGGAAGCGTGACGCGCTGGCGGCCGGAGCCGGTGATCTGGAGCGCGAACTCCGAGGCAGTCTCGCCGTTGATGCGCGGGATGACAACGATAGGGCTTCCATTAGACGCCCCACCAGGATCCACGTCGAAATTGACCGTCAGATATTCCTTCAGGTTGAGCGGGCGGCCTTGGTCGAACGCTCCTGTTGTGATTTCAACCGGGATGGGCGCGTTCCCTTCATCCGTCGAGCCGGAGACTTGATAGACGTCGCCGTCCGTTCCACCGAAGATGAGCGACGAGTCCGTGTTGGGCTCTGAGTAATTCATGTTCATCTGGTTGGTGTAGGTAGCAGGACGCCAGCGGGAGCGGCGCTCGTCGTAGATGAGAATCTGGCGCAGCCCGGTCGTCAGCCCGGTATAGAAGAACCACACTTCGCCGTTGTGATAGGCCATCCTCAGCCCATCTTCGTCGTCCATGTCGATGGCGTCGTAGCCATTCGTCGGTGTTCCGGCTTCGGCGTCGTTCACGGGGAAGAGAGGGCGGATAGAGTCGTCGATGATGCTCGACTCGGGGCCGCCCTGAGTCCTATAGATCCCATCCTTTGAGACGAAGTAGATTCCCTGCTCGCCCGCGGTGAACGCCCAGCGCCCCTTGAGACCGCGGCGGCACGCCGTCTCGGCGGGCGTGAACGTCACCCCGGCGACGATATTCGGGAGCATTATGTACATCCGCTCGCGCGAGAAGACGAAGGTGCGAAGATTGTAGTCGAGTCCGTTCATGCACTGCTCGCCGGGATTAGCGACGACGACCCACGCTTCAGCGCCCCACAGGTCGGCGTTCCCTGCGTTCGAGAAGTAGACGGCGTCGGGGCGCGCCGGGTCGCCGCACCCAAGGAGACGCCCTGTGCCTGAGGAGACGAATATGACGGGCAAGGGGAAATTGACCGCTTGGACGCTCTGAATGGGCTGGAAGTTATCAATCTGGAGAATGTTCCCTACTTGAGCTACCGAGTCGGGAACGTTGTCGTTGATGAGCAATGTTCCGGCGCCACAGGAGCCCTGAACGAGCGATGCGATAGAGAACTCGCCGACGAAGAACCAATTATTCGGTAGGGTGCCACCGCGGCGGTAGAGCCGCGCCGAGGTCTCTTGTGGGTCCGTGGGCGGCGTGATGCACACATTCGCAGACTGATTGGTTAGCGCGAGCGTGAGAACGGTGCCGTTCACGCCGACCGCGCTGAGATTGATGTCGAACACCTTCCCTGTGGACGTGGCGGAGCCCGCGCCCGTAATGCGAACGTGCGCCGTGATGACAGTCTTGACTACAATCTGCGTGAAATCGGTTCCGGGAGGAAGACTGACGCTCACAGTCCCCTGAGGGAACGTTCCTGCGCCGCCGTCAATCCCCGTGAATGTAACGCCGCCGTCGAGCGAGTAGAAAGATTGATAGGTTCCTTGACCGAACCCGCTCTGAACTAGAGTGAACGAGCGATTCAGATTGAGCGTCAAGGTCTGGAGGATTCCAATGGCGTTGGCGGCAGCAGCGCGCCACAAGCAATCCGTCGTGACCGTTGCTCCAATAGTGCTGGTCGTCGCCACGCCCGTAGCGAACGTCGTCGCGCTTCCGTCAATCGCATTTCCAGGATTCGTGAACGCTCCATCGCCCACAACCGCAGGATTCGTGAACGCTGTCGGCCGGGTCACCGTGGGTGTGACCATGATAGGCGACGGGTTGGACTCGCTCTGCGTGACCGGATTCAGATAAGTGTAGCGCCAGTCATAAGGCGTCCCAGTGCTTGAATTGAGTAGCCCAGCACCGCCAGCCGTCGCCACGGCTTGAAGTGTTGGAGGCGCTACGCCCAGCACTTGATAGTAGCCAGCGCGGCGCTTCATCATCCCGTTCGCGTTCGCGATGATGGCCCACACTGCTGGGTCGGAATCGAACCGGAACTGGACGATTGAGAGCGGCGAACCATCGAACGTTGGGCCGCCGAGAAGCTGGGTGAATACGTTCCCTCCAGGTAAGGGGGCGGTGTAGATATTCCCGTCCGCGTTCGCCGCGAGACGCTCACTTACCACTCCCGGAACGTACTGGGTGAGTAAGAATAGAGTGTTGACTGGTCCTGTCGGCCCGGACAGGACGGTAATCAACCCTCCTGTGGAACTGCTGCTCGCCGGGATTGAACCGTTACTGGTAGTGAATGTAGTCCCTGAAAACACGATTTGATTGACCGTGAAGATGCCGTTGTAGGAGGGATTGGAGCATCCTGTCACCTGAATCACGGTCCCTGCAAAAAATGGAACGAAGGGAGCTGTCCACTGAGGCGGAAGCGTCAGATTCCTGACCGCGGACGTTATCGGATACGTTAGGCCAACGAAGGGCGACGGGAGCGCCGTGATGAGCGCTGTGCCATTGCGCGTCTGGAGCTGGCCCTCAATCTTGCTGACGACGTTCGTTGCGCGGGAATACTTGGCGACGGGAACGAGGTCCACCGGGACGTTCAGGTCCAAGCCCGCGAGTGCGAACTTGGCTGGGCCATCGTGCTGGACTTCTACGCCCACTCTATATCTCCCCTGTCAGGATCCGCGCCAGCTCTATGCCCTCTTGGAATCTGGATTCGGCGTGCGCGGCGCGTTTCGGGTCATTCCCTTCATACTCGCCCACAAGCATATCCGCACGAACACCCCAAGCCAAATAAGGAGTGTAGTCATCCGGGACCGATAGGAACATTCCCGAGCCGTCCACTTGAGTTCCTTGGGCATTGGCGATGATCTCCATCTCTCCGGCGTCCGTGGGCGTTGGGTTCACCGCGATCGTAAGCGACGGGAGATAATCCTCCATGTAAACCTCGGGACGTGTGGCGGTCTTCGTGGGCCATCCTGTGACACCGTGGTCTAGTTCCCAGCCAGTCGCGCGCGGAAGCTCTGTATAGGCCATCGGGTCCGTTTCGTTGGCCCATGCCACACGGCGAAGGTCGATGACGTTCTGCGGGATAGAGTAGCGGAACTGGTTCGATTGGCCCGCTTGATAGGCCACCATGACCGAGACGCCGCTCTCGCTCAGGAATCTCCGCTGACGGTCATTCAGATATTGGATTACCTGGGCGGAGGTCCAGATTTTAGACTGATATGAGGCACCTTGCGTGTCAGGTTCGAGCAGAGAGAGTTGGACGGACGAGAGGATGGTCTGGTCGGTCACGTCGAACTGTGGAGCATCGCTATTGTAGGTGCCCCAACCGAATCGCCCTTGGCCCCAGCCCATTATTGAATCACCGTCGTCGTCGTGCTCACGGCCTTCGTCGGAATCGGCAGAACAACCTTACCCGATAGTCCGTTCACTGAGCTTACGCCCATCGGAATATAAGAGCCGCCATTCATGGAAATCCACATGCACGCGCACTGGAGAGAGTAGCAAAGTTGGGTTGTAGCTGGGACCACGGGGCAAAGTGTGCGGTCAGACATGATGCCAGCAAAATTGACAGGAGAAGTAGCTGGTGGGCCTGTAGATGTGCCAAACACCGAGAATATATCGCTGCCAGCAGATGTATTATCCGCGAAGGATACTTGTCCGCCCCAGTTCTGTGGAGCGCCAACCGGCTGAAATATGACCTGGAAGGTGCAGAACTGGCCGGGCGTCAGCGTAAATCCTGCTCCGGGCGATGCCAGTGTGACCGTCGCGGAAGCTCCACAAGTGTTGTTGGTGAGCGAGAAAATAGAGTTCACCAACATACTGATGCTGCCGACGACTAGATTCGCGGTGCCGACGTTTGTGAGCGTGACGGTTGAACTGGGATTACTTGTTAGTCCCACCGGAGCCTGCCCAACATTTAGATTGATGGGCGAGAATGAGACGAGTGGCGCGGGGACTGCTCCGGCGTAACAGCCACCTGCATCGAAGGGAATCGCTGCTCCGCTTCCATCCGCCTTCCCGCCGAGTGACAGATAGCAGTTGAGTGAGGGGATGGCGTTGACGTGTCCTGCCCAGCCCACAGTAGTCGTGCCGCTCACTGGACATTGAGTTCCCGAAGTGACGGGCACGCCCGCCATCTGGCTAGTTGTGTTCCATGTGCCCGTGCAGTAGACGATGTTTCCGCCCGTAATATCTGGACCGATAGAGGGCCAAGGTAGTGAGCCAAACCATGATGGTTTCGAGGTCAGATAGAAAGACGCTGGGAGTGGCGGTTGTCCAGCGGTTGTGTCCCCCACTACCGGAACAAATCCGGGGTAAGTGGAGAACGAAGCCGCCGCTTCTGAAACAGAGTTGCAATTCCCAGCGTTCGTAAAGAGCGTGTTTCTCGCGTTGCCGCACCAGCGGATAGCTGCCGTCACTACGTCCCAGTTCCCGTAGCGAACAAGCGAGGTCCCCGAGAGCGTATCGTTCGGCATCGAGCCGACGTTGCCCTGACAGCTCACACCGATCTGATAGGCGTAGGTGTGATTGTTAGCTGGGGAGCATGTGCTAGTGAACTGATATGTATTTGTGGCAAAGGCCGGAGTTCCAAAGACGTTGGCGATGTCGTTCGCTCCACGGGAGCCGTAAGAGTGCAGCACCGACATCTGTGTGGGTGATGATGCTAATGTAGGCGGAGCAGAGACGGTCGCCGTGATGAAGTTCCTGAATAGCGTTGGAGCGAATGAAGAATTATGGATACCATCCGCCGCTGCGATGGCGTTGCCGTAGTTGCCTTCGAAGAGATTGTGGTCGGCGGGGCCGTGTTCGTTGAAACACTCTTGGAAGAGATTCGAGGTCGGTGTGGCTTGTAGGCAGGTATTGTAAGCCTCTACGTTCCCATTCGCCGCGCCATCGAAACTCAGAGGAGTCAGTGCCTGCTGGATGATGTTGTTGTGGAACCGAGACGAGGAAACCACGAACCGCCGCACGCCGTAGGGATTCGCATTTCCAGCGATGTGATAGACGTAGTTGCTCACAAACTCGTAGTTGAGCAGGTAGAAGCCGTTGAATCCGTACTGCTGCATGTTCTTGATGGCTACACCGGAAGTCCAGCACTGATAGCAGCCCATCGCAGCAACGCCCACGCCAGTCGTCACTCCCGTTCCATCAATCGAAAGATTCTCAAGCCCGAGCTGCACGGCGGGAGTGAAGGCATAGACATCCGGTGTGTTGGAAACAGGGATATTCGTCGGAACGATGGGCGGAGAGATGGTGAGATTCGTGCCGGAGACATTCGTGACGTAGACAAGTTGTGCCTGCTGACGGCCTGTGTTGAATCCATTCGGCCCGTCTTGGGAGACACCGTTGGGGTTGTTGCATCCGGTTGTTGCGAACTGGTCGCCCGTGTTGAACCACTGGCCGTTGTCGATAGCGCAGCCCGTCGCCGGGTCGCCTGAATAGCCTGTGTCAGCAACGTTGAGCAGGAGCGCCGAAGACGTGGTAATCCCTGTAGAACTTCCTACGCCAATTACCGTCGAGCCTTGGGGGAATCCGCTGGTCCACGTTGTCGTCTGTCCGCCAGCAGAGCCGTTAGGCGTTCCACCCTTCTGGCAGACGAGTGATGGCCCAGCAGAGCCGCAAGCTACTCCTGGCGAGCCTGTGAATGTGAGGAATGTACTGTTCGCTCCGTTGCCTCGCAGGACGAGTTTATTGTGAGAGCTGGGATATAAGATTCCCGTACTGAGAACGAACGTGCCGGAGCCAAGCTGGACGTACTGATTCGCTCCGCAAGCAGCGAGTGCGGTTGTGATAGTTGTCGCTGTTCCCGTGTAGGCCGCGATCGTAGGACCACACTGGGTCCATGAGGCAGAGGGGATATTGAATCCAGCTTTGGTCCAGTCAGTCGCACGACCGGGAGTTACAATCCCATCAGAAGGAAGCGGCGCAGCACCAAGGGCCGCAAACTGTGAAGTAGAGTAGCCCACATTGTAAATCTGGATG